GCCGCTGCGTAGGAGGCTACAATGCCAGAAGAGAAAGACTTGATGAGTGCCGTAGGCGACAGCTTCGGTATCAAGGACGCACCGCAAGAAGGTGGTGATGAGGGTGGAGATCAGCAGCAAGATCAACCTATATCACACCCTGAAGGTGTTGAAGAAGGTCAAGCTGAAGGTGGCGATGGTAGTCAGCAAGCTGAAAGTGGCAGTGATAGACACAAACCAGCTAAAGACGACCAACTGTTTCCTGACAAACCGCGCAAAGGCCCACGTGGCGAGCTACTTGGCAAGAATGGCGAAGTTGTAGCATCTACACGGCGTGAGAAGCAGCTAGCTTACAACCTCAATCGTGCACAGTATGCAGCTAATCAAGCCTCACGTCAGATGAGGCAGATGCAGCAGCACTATCAACAATTCGCTGCGTTAGATCAGGTGATGAAGCAGAACAACCTGTCGCCACAGATGGCACAGGAGGCACTCGCACTACGAGCGATGGCTGAGAAAGACCCAGTGATGGCAGTGCGCGATATTGTTGCGCGTGTGCTTGCTACTGGTGTGACTATGGAACAGCTATTCGGCACAGATGCAGTACCACAGATCAACGCACGTGTCATTACCAATGAGCTAGATCGTAGATTAGGTCCATTAGAGAAACAGACACAAGCACGTCAGCGTCAAGCTGAAATAGAAGAACGTGCTCAAGTGCAGATGGAGCAATTTGTTCAACAACACCCTCATTCTGAAACGCATGGGGTAGAGATCAGCAATCTAGTACAACAGCACGGTCTTACACCAGAGCGTGCGTACTTTGAGCTACGTAGTTGGGTCGAGCGTAGAGGCTTTGACTTCACATCACCACTGAAGCCACAGATTGAGCAAGCTATGAAGCGCCAACAGGGCAATGGTGGTCAGAGAAGATCAACACCAGGCAGTATGCGCGGTGTACAGCCAAACGGCGGCATGACTACAACTAACAACGCTAACTCGCGTGGAGACTTCCGCGCTAATGCTCCGTGGAAAGACATAGCAGCGGCAGTGTTCACAGAACTCAACTCTAAATAAGGTACACAGAACATGCCTGTACTTCAGAACGTACTGGCTACGACGATTGAGCGTTCTAGGAAGAAGCTCATCATCGCAGCTATGCAGAGTAACGCGCTCATGGCTTGGTGCTTCGCACGTGAACGCATTGAGAATGAGAGCAGCGGTTACAACATCACGAACCCGCTGATGACTGGACGCAATCCCACTGTTGGCAGCTATAGCTACTACGACAGCTTGCCAGTGGTGCAGACGCAAGAGTTCATCAAACTCGAATACCGCTGGTCACGTATTGCTGGCACTGTCATCATCAGCAATCAGGAAGAGGACGAAAACAAAGGTGAACAAGCTGCAGTTAAGCTGCTGCAGGGCAAGCTTGAAGCTCTTGAACTCTCAATCAAGGAGAAGTTCAGCGCATACCTGTACGGACTTGGTGGTGGCAACGATCCGAATGGTCTTGCACTGCTTGTACCTGATGATCCTACTGTTGGTTCTCTTGCCGGTGTGGATCGTGCTACAGAAGTACAATGGCGCTCTTCGTCATATGACTTCGCAGGTACTCTCAACGCTACGAACATCGAAGAAGCATATGACGACGTACTTCTTGATCTCAAACAAGGTACTGAGCGTCCCAAAGTCATCATCACAGGTCGTAATCAGTATCGCTTGTATAGGGCTGCTGTTCGCAGCAAGCTTACAATCCCACTCAACAACACCGGAGCGGGTAAGCGCATGATGGACTTGGGCTTTGATGGCATCTCGCACAACGGTGTGCCTATCATCTACGATGAAAGCTGCCCAGTTGATCGTAGCTACTTCCTCAATGACACGTATCTCCGTATGCACATCCTCGGTGACAACAACATGAAGAATGTTGACCTCACTGCACCGTGGACGATTGACGGCTACGGTCAGCGTGTCATCACTCAATGTCAGTTCGCAACGTGGAAGCAATACCGCACACACGCTGTAGTGAACGACTAAAGGAGTTACAATGGCTAGTGAGCCAACACCAGTAGTCAGCTTTGAGAATAAGCGATCTATGCAAGCACTCAGCATGGATCAGAAGCAGAAAGCTGTGCCTGCATACACAGTTGAACCGATGAAGCGTAAGACTGTAGTCAATCGCACTGTGAAAGACGAAATCGGTTTCCGTGTGGTGCCTACTGAGGTTGAGGTTGACGGCTACATTGTACGCACTCTACGTGGCGACAGTGTGTTTGTCACTCACGAAGACCTTGTGAGGATGAAGCTCGATAAGAACTTGGTGCCACTATTCATGGAAGGTGGCGACGATACACCAGTTGGAGTGCAGCCTACTAACGCTGCATTAGACAAGCGACAGAAACAAGCACTTGATGCTATGACGCGGCTGATCGAGAGTGATCCTAACATCATCGACAAGCTGCTTGGTAGCGTCGATCTAACAGACAAACAAGAGGACTAAATCATGGCTGTACAAGTTGCTGTACCGTCCACTCGACGTGTCAGTCACCGTGTAGATCAGTGTTGCTACGCGGCTGACGTTGGCGTTGATGGTCTTACTACTGTTGACATCCCTGCACCAGTTGCAGCGGGTGGTACTGCGCTCGCTAGCAGTGTCGTTCTCGCTGCTGCAGGCAATGTTGTGCCTACAGCTATACAGACTGACGCGCTGATGGGTCGCTATGGTCGTAATGTCACCGTCGTAGGTCTTGCTGGTGCTACTGGCAACGCTACGTTGGTAGGTTACGACTATCTCGGTCAGGCAATGAGAGAGACATTCGCACTTGCGGGTGCCACTCCTGTTGTTGGTAAGAAGATGTTCAAGGACATTGCATATCTTGCAGCGCCTATAGCATCTACTTATAGCATCGGTGTTGGTCTTATCCTCGGTGTGCCTTATAAAGTAGTGCACACGTCGTTGCTCGGTGAGCAAGCGAATGAGGTGACAGCGGCAGCGGGTGCACTCCTTGCTGGTGTAGTTACGCAGACGCTCACTAGTGGTGATCCACGTGGTGCTTACACTCCTGCAGCGGCACCTAATGGTACTACTGCGTATCGCTTCTCATGCTATGTAGATCGTAGCAATCTGCACGGCAGTGCACACGTGACTGCATAAAGGAGGATACAATGGCTAAAGAACCTGCTTACCAACCACCACACGCTGCACAGACACAGGCAGAAGCACCAGCGAAGCCTAAGAAGCTGCGAACTACGTTTGGAGATAAGAAGATCGTAGCTACTAGATCATCGCGTAATGGTGATGATGGTTATGAGTTGAGCACACCTTATGACCAAGTGACTATGATCTTTGAAGATGGCTCTGAAAAGGTTGTCAAGAGTGATGACCTCTATGAGCCGCAGTAGTCTAGCAGCTCCCTCCCGGTAGCTAGACAACGGGGTAGCTCACATACACCCCAGTATGTGGGCTACTTCACTATAACAGGAGCGAGCTATGATTACGTTCGGCAGCATTGTTACTAAGGTGTTGCAGCGGCTAGCTCTAGTTGAAGGATTAGATGCACAGATATACGCTGAACCACGTATACAGTTAGCTGTACAACATAAGTTCGATCTCATATTTAGAGAATATTGGCTGCCTGATTATACAACGTATCAAGAGCCATACACACTAGATGGTGTCACTGGTACTATCATCGGTGATCTAACAGGCAAGCTCAATGATTGGCGTGATCTACACTCAGTGATGTGGCAGAACTCGCATAATCCATTGCCTATTGCACCTATGAATGCGCGCGATATAGATATCCAGTATCCTAGCATTAGGCCCTTTGTCACTGATAAGACGAAGATGTTCAAAGTACTGCCAGTTAACTCTGTTGGCAATGTGTATATCACATATCGCACTAAGCCTGCCGACTTTGAAGAAGACACTGATGTCATCTACATGGACACGCAGTTGTTGTTGCTAGGCACCTGTTGGGATGTGTTAGAAGACGACGGCACTAACCCTGGTGCTAGTGACAAGTTCCGTGTGCTGTTTCAAGATGCTCTAAGTCAGTTCAACAGAACACAGCACACTATACCGCTAGCAGTAGCAGCTTCAAGCGGCAGCATCTGGAATAGGTGGGCATGATGGTACAGATGCTATCACGCACACTGAAGCCACTTGGTAGACCTAAACAACCACGTCCTACTAGCAAACTACAGAACACCACTATCAGAGATTTCGGTGGTGGCTTGAACGTAGTTGACAGTGAGCAGAACTTAACGAGCAAGTTCTCTCCTGTGTTCGACAACATGATCACATACACAGATCGGCGTGTAGGTCCACGCTACGGCTATGAGATGTGGTATAAGTTGAAACAAGGTGCAACGAGTAGTGGCTCTATTACTAGTCTCACACTCACAACCAATGTGACATCTAACACAGAGCGCATCATTCTAGTCGATTGGGTAGCTCATCCATTCCTAGGTGCTGTTCACGAACATGTAACATTCAGTAATTGGAGCAATACTTGGAATGGCATAGTGCCAGAGATGATCAACCGCACGCATGGTATACGACGTGTGTTGAATGCTAACCAGTTTGAGATTGTAGTCACTAATCGTGCTACAGCGGCTGGACCGTCTACAGATACAACTGTCAACTATGTGAAGGACGCATACTTACTCGGTGGTGAGCCTGTAGAGTGCAAGTACTTTGCGAACTACATCATCATCTGGAGTAGCACAGGCGAGATCATACGCATTGATCGTGATAAGCAGGCAGTGCGTATCTATAGCCAAGAGATCACAGCAGCACGTCCACTCAATCCTATAGCGTGGACATTCACGGAGATGGTTGCTAGTGACATCTTCGGCTCTGCACTCATCTGTAGCAATGGACGTGATAAGCCACTACGCATTGACTTCACGCAGACAGATTGGGTTGCACCACTGTTAGATGGTGTGAATGGTGACATCAACATCCCAGCATTTGATGCGTGTAAGTCAGCATTTAGATACTTCACCATTCATGATACAGAGTTGCTAGATGTCACAGAGCGTGCAACGTCTATACGCATCTCAGACGAGAACACTGCACAGGTGTATGTAGGCTCTACCAACCCTGGTAAAGCTGTAGACATCAACATGTCGAAGATCGTTGCTAGCCCTGAGCAAACAGTGCGCGGGTTCGCTACGATTAAGGACGTAGTGTTAGTCATCACACCTACAGCTACAACGATGATGAAGTATGGGCCAGAGGTCACTATAAGTGGCACAAGCAGCCCACTACATGATCCAGTACCTATTGACACACTCAATGGCTTCGGCACCAACGCACCGCGTACTATCATAGAGATAGGCAGCGACGTGTTCATGGTTGATTTCAACGGTGTTCCTAGTGCGAAGCTGTCTACAGTGAGCAACGCAGTGCAAGCTGAGCGTGTTAGCAACTACATCGAAACTATGATGAGCGCACACATCGGCAGGCTGCGTAAAGAGACAATGCGCTTGAAGGCATTCGGCTTGTATGATGCTAAGAACAAAGCTGTACACTACTATCTGCCTAAGTATGACACACAGGACATACGTGATCTAAAGCGTGATCCGTTCTACTTCGACACAGACATGATACTGAATGAGTTCACAAAGCGCACGCTGATCATGCGTCATGATGACCATCAGCTAGATGTAGATGATCAGATTGACATCACAGGTGCAGTAGGCTTCGCCAACATACTTGCAACTAGCATCAATGGTCGTCGGCGTGTGGTGAGTATCCTGAGTAAGGACTACGTACTCATCAGCATCGCGGTTGATCTACCAACTACACCTCCTACTAGCACTGGTGGTGGTGGAGTAGCTGTACAAGTTCAACCTATCAACAACCAGACCATTGGCTACATCTATCACTATGTACCGCAGTTGAAGCTATACGCTTGGTCACGCTTCAAGACACTAGAAGGCACCAAGTTCAACTGTGGCTGTGGCACCATTGAAGGTCGTAGCTTCGTAATCACACCTGACGGCTTCATGATGCGCTACGGTTCGCCAGACAATCCTTGCTTCGCAGATTGGAAGGGCATGTATGATATAGCTGCATGGACAAGTGGGCAGGCATACACAGTAGGACAACGTGTATATGACAACACTGAGGGAGTAGTCTACAAGTGCATTGAAGATGTAACCACTGTAGCACCCGACTTCCACACTGCGCGTGATCTAGAGCCAGATAGCTGGGAAGAGTACAAAGGTGAAGGTGTCAACTTCACATGGGAACTACCGTGGAGCGACTTCGGTGCTAGACAGAACACAAAGGCACTACGCTTTGTACACGTAGATGCCAACGGTGAAGCACCATTCATGCTCGATATCTTTGATGACAACATCTACAAGGATGCAACTACAGGTCAATTCACACCAGCACGCAGTTTGCAGTTTGTACCTAATGAAGCGGGTGCATATGGCATAGGTGCACAGGTCTACGGCGCAGGCAGACGTACTAGAGAACAAAAGCTGTGGCAGATGCCTATGAAGTTTAAGATACTCAAGACACGCATTAGTGGTAGTAGTACACAAGCACTCAGCATCAGCGGCTTGTCATTCATGTATCAGCGTGGTAGTCAGGTACGATAGTCATGTATACACTGTATAACCCATTGACAGAGTTGTGTTTACGTGCTATAAGATCTTCGCTTCGCGCAGCGATACAAGAAGAAAGCGGTGTGGCTGTATTGCCTATTTGTGATATTGGGCAATATCATGGTAGCTAACATCCGTGGTTATACTGACAACTACAAATTCAAACTCATAAACTTCGACACACCACGTTGGCATACACTAGAGTATGCAAACTGGAACATGGTCGATGCGTTGTTCTTGCAATCTAGCGTGCCACAATCACGTGGTGGCTGGCAGAATAACACTGCGTATTTAGAAGGTGATCGTACATTTGATGAAGAGACATCTGCATCGTATAGGTGTCTAGTATCGCATACCAGTGCAGCAACTGGTACGTTTGCTGATGATAGAATACTACATCCCACATACTGGTCACTGCAGCTAGCAGGCGTGCCGGTGTATCGTGGTGATTGGGTGCCTAGTGTTGCTTATGTGTTAGGCGACATTGTATGTGTAGATGACTACACGTTCTACCTGTGTACAGTTGCACACACAGCGAGTGTTGCATTCCCTGCTGACGCGCTGTATTGGCAACAGGTCTTCGACGCTGCACAAGTTGTCATAGATGCTGAAGCTGCTAAGGATGCAGCCTATCAGTTCTCCCTTGATGCACAATCATCCGCTAACGACGCTCAATCGAGTGAAGACGATGCACAGCTTGCAGAGGATGCAGCTAAAGGATGGGCTAACGACGCACGTGCTGCCACTGGTGGTTTTAGGTGGGCATATAGTAGTAGTACTACTGCTGCTGATCCTGCTGTGGGTCGGGTAGCATTCAATTCAGTTATACCAGCAAGCGTCACTGAGGTCTACCTTAGCGCATACAGCGGTGAGATTGGCAACCCTGATGTCAGCGATTGGGTTGCTACATGGGATGATAGTACGAACGTATTAACACGGGGCACATTGCAGCTACGCAAGATCGGTGCACCTGAGCAGTTCATGATCTTCGAGCTACTTGGTAACATTGTAGACAACGGCGCATGGTTGAAGCTGCCTGTAGCATACATCAATCATTCAGGCTCAATCACCAATGGCGAAGCTGTAAGCCTAGGCTTCGTGCGTGCTGGTAATCAAGGCCCCACTGGTACAGGTGGCGGCGACATGTTGCGTGCTAACAACTTGAATGATGTTGTTAGTGTACCAACGTCGCGTACTAACCTAGGACTAGGCACTGCACAGATACCCACATTCTCACAAGTGCTACTAGGCAATGATCCTAGCGCACCAATGCACGCTGCTACACGTCAGTATGTTGATAGCTCACCATCACTAGTTATCAGTGATACAGCACCTAATCCTACTACGTCACTAGCTGGCACGCTGTGGTGGGATAGTGATCTAGGTACGCTGTTCGTGCTATACGATGATGGTAATAGTAAGCAATGGGTGCAAGCTGTAGCTACTCCTGGCATTGATACTACGCCGCTAGTCAAGAAGGCTGGCGACACGATGACAGGTGATTTGACTATCACTAAGTCAACGCCGCTTATGGTCTTGAATGATACTGGCGGTGTTGTTGGTGATGTCAGGTTTAATCGCAATGGCGGTCGTCGCTGGATAATGCGAATGAACGGCACTACTGAAGCTGGTGGTAATGTCGGTTCTGATTTTCAACTCCTCAGTTACCAAGATGACGGTACTAATCTTTCAGCAGTTCATCTCACTGGCTCTCGCGCTGATGGTAGGTTGTCTGTTTATGCTGATCCAGTTGTACCACTCGGTATAGCAACTAAACAATACGTAGATGCACGTGCTAGCGGTGACTTCGTTGCAATGAGCAACGGTAGTATAGTCACATCCGCATCTGCTGGTGCATTGACTATTGCAATCAAGACTACAGCCGGTGCTGATCCTAGTGTTGCCGATCCTGTGTACTTCAACTTCCAGAACAGCATAGCAACTGCTGCTGGTGCAATTCGTATCGCTGTTACAGCACCATTGTCTGTAACTATTCCATCAGGTGCTACACTAGGCACTACAAACGGCGCAGCAAATCGTATTTGGGTCAGTGCACATAACAACGCAGGCACAGTAGTCCTTGGTGTTATCAAATGTCGTATAGATGGTGGTGTTACAGCAGGCGTCTTTAGGCCACAAGAACACGCACGTTATGCAACTGCCGCACTACCAGGGAACCAACAGACTGCGTTCTATACTACTACAGCTATACCCGGCGGCGCGGTGTGGAGGCTCATCGGCTTTTGTGAGTGGACAACATCAACAATCGCTGTAGCAGGGACGTGGGTTGTACCAGATTTAGTTTCATTAGTAGTTCCAGGCTCAGCATTGCCAGGAGATGTTGTACAGTATCAACGATGTTCAAGTGCCGTACAGACTACTGTTAACTCGACGGCGTATATATCATCATCTCTATCTATGTCTGTTACTCATAGTAAAGCAAACTTCTTAGAGTTCTTTGCTACTGGTACAATGTTCTTAGGTGCGGTGACGTATGGATCGTCAGTAATATACAATTACGAAGCGAGTTCACCAATAGGCTCAGCAGCAACTACCTTTGGTGGTGAGTTTGGCAACGTAGGAAGTAACACAAACTACGCACTATACCTTCCTAACAGAAACGCATCAAGTTACACCGTTGCTATCTATAACAACAACGGTGCGGGTAATATCACCTACCCAAATACCGGCACTGCTGAACTTATGTGCAGAGAGCTGATGAGCTAACACATGGCAACACATGCAGACATAGCTGTGGCGATTGCAGGGCTTAGGCCGCGTGCTAAGTTCAGCTTGCAAGGTGATACGTATGAAGGTCTTACATGGTTAGATGAAGAACAGACTAAGCCTACAGAGGCAGAGATTGCGGCTTACGTGCCACCTCCACCAGCACCTAAGATAACAACGTCGCTATTGTATGAACATGAAAACAGACTACGCAGCATTGAAGGCTTACCACCACTAACGCTAGACGACTTCGTGCATGGTAAGGAAGGGTTGTAGTTATGGGCTTCAACTTCCCCAACACACCAACTATCGGTGATCTATATCCTACACCCGCACTCCCCGGTGTACCACAGTATCGCTGGGATGGTGCTGTATGGACTACTACTACATACGACCCACTGACATGGGTGCAGCGTGCTGGCGACACTATGACAGGTGCACTCAATGTAGTGACACCTCCTACGCTGCCTGCACATGCTGCGAGTAAGGCGTATGTTGATGCTGCTGCTGTAGCTGCTGCGCCGTTTGCTGATGCTATGGCGTATAGTGGTATACAGATCAATGGCTCGATGGATATTAGCCAAGAGCTAAGTGGTGCAAGTATTCCTGTATCTGGCAGTAGTAGTAAATACGTTGTTGATGGCTGGACATTTCAAACAAGTGGGCCGCAGACAATTACTTGTGGTCAAGCAGCAGCGAGTGGCTTGTCTGGATTTACTAGCGCGTTGCAAGCTAGTGCTACAGTTGCAAGTGTTGCAGTAGCCGTTGGTGATTATGCTATTTATACGCACAGCATTGAAGGAGTTAGAGTTGCTCGACTTGGTTGGGGAGCAGTCAATGCTAAACCTATTACTATCGCATTCTGGGTATCAGCTAATCGACAAGGGAATTATTCTGGTAGTATAATGAATGGTGTGTCTAATCGTTCTTATCCATTCAGCTTTACGATCAATGCTGCCAACACCTATGAATACAAAGTTGTTACTATTCCCGGTGACACTACAGGTACGTGGCTTAAAGACAGTTCAAAAGGGATGCAAGTCGTTGTTGCGATGGCTGTAGGTACGAACTATCAAGGGCCTGCTGGTGTGTGGTCAGCTGGGTTGTTCCTTGGTGCGACAGGAACGGTCAATGGGATTGCTGCAACGTCCGACGTTATGCGTATCACAGGTGTAGTAGTACTACCAGGCATCTACGCACCTACAGCAGCACAATCACCGTTGATTATGAGGCCATATGATCAGGAGTTGATGACATGTCAGCGATATTATCAAAAGATGGATACACCGATAATATATCAAGGCTATGCTGCGGGTGCTGGCGCAGTGGTTTACGGTACTATGCCGTACAAGGTGCCGATGCGCTCCGGGCCAACTATCACGTTTCCTGGTGCTACGTACTTTAATGCGAGTGCGCTTGCAGTTTATGCCGTCCCTCAACTGACGCATTTTGCTTTTCAATATACCATTTCAGCGGCTGGTGCCGGTTTCTTCAATTCCGGGTTCATCATGGACGCGAGGCTCTGATCATGGCTGACTATCAACTCACCGCGACCGAAAGCTCCGTCATACGTACTAGTGACGGTGCATGTATACCTAATGACCTAGCTAACCGTGATTGGGTTGAGTATCAAGCATGGCTAGCTGCTGGTAATACACCTGATCCATACTACCCACCACCTCCAGCACCTCCATATGTCGATCCCAACGTGCGACTAGATGCAGGCATTGGTGCAGCTATCAACGCCGCTGAAGCTGTACGCAATAGCATACACAACATACCTAACACATTCAACGCTGCGAACTTTCAAGCGTTCTTAGTGCAAGCTAAAGCACTGAGTGATGCATTCGTTGCTATGCTAGAGGCACAACAAGTACCGGAGGCACCACCACCACCGTGATCTATGTCTTACTCATCGTGCTAGCGTTGTCATTGAGCGGATGTGGTAACTTTCGCAATAGCTTCGGTACGGGCTTCGGTGGTGGTGCTGAAGAAGTTATAACTAGGCCACCTGACTTATACACACGCGCAGAGGTAGATGCACTCAATGCTGAGTTACAATGTAGACAACTAGCAAGGTCAATGCTGCAAGCGCAGCGTTGTGGCATTAGGAGGTAGCTATGTCTATAGGTCTACTGTTCTGGGTACTCATGGTGTTGTGGTTCTTTAGTTGGTTGTTCAACACATATGGCCCACAACCCAATCAGTATCCGTGGGCTATGCACGCTAGCAGCATGTTGTTCTTTGTGCTGTTGTTCTTACTAGGTTGGAAGGTCTTTGGCTTTGTGATACACGCATGAGTGTTAGACGTATAGAGACACCTAAGGATGGGCTTGATGTTGAGGAGCTAGCTCAACAGCATCACGATGAGTTCGGCACTAGCCGCGAGTTTGATCGTAAGGCTGTAGGTCAGGCGGCGTTTCAATGTGTATCAGACAAAGAGCGCAAACACTTAAACTGCTGGGTGGCCTATGACAACAACAACATACCTATTGGTTATCTTGCTGCTACTATTCGTCCTAGCTTCTACAGCTTTCGCAGTTACGCGGTACAAGAGATGTGGTTCGTGGTGCCAAGAGCTAGAGGATCTTTCGCGTCGGTCGAACTACTAGCAGTGTTTGAAGAGTGGGCCTTATATCACAGAGTTGAACGCATCTATATGCAAGTCGAACATGATGCTGATGACAGTTTAGTGCAGAAGATATTACGCTTAATGTCTAGATTAGGTTATAGAACTCAGGGCTATATCGCTGTTAAGGTGCCTAAGTACAAGTCAACAATCACAGAGGACAACGACGATGATCGCTCCACACATCGCGGCGTGGGCGCTGAACAAGCGCAAGTCTAACAC